ATGCCGAGCACGCTGGTGCACGACTTCGAGACAGTATGGGTCTCCTCCGACCCGGCCCGGCTCGGCTCCGCCCTCGACCCGGTCGCGGTCGCCGGCCAGCACAGCCTGCGCCTGACCGCGGCGAGTGGCGCCGGAGGGGCCACGGCGAGCTTCACCCCGGCCGCGCCGGCCGACCTCACCTCCTATGACGAGCTCCGGTTCTGGCTCTACGCCGACCAGGCGGCCGACGGGTCGACCACCCGGCCCTTCCTGCTCGAGCTCAGGTACGAGGACGCGGCCGACGCCGCCGGCGAGCAGCACCGCTGGCTCGTCCCGGTGGCCCGTCCCCGGGCATGGGAGCAGCACCGGATCGGCCTGGCCGCGGAGCGGCGGTCGTCGGTCACCCGCTGGCTGTTGCGCTGCCGCACCGACCGGCCGTTCCGTGCCCTGGTCGACGACCTGCTGGCGGTCACCGAGAACCCGCTGGCCGACGTCGAGGCCGCCCTCGTCGAGCTGCTCGGCGCGCCGGTCGCGTTGCCGGAGGTGACCAGGGTGCCGGTGCGGCCGGCGGCGGTGGGGGCGACGGCGGTGACCGTGGACCGCAATCCCCGCTTCCGCAGAGGGAACCGGATCGTGGTGGAGGCCGGAGCGTCGCCCGGCGTCCTCGGGCGGCACGCGGTGACCGGGGTCAGCCATGACGAGACGGGGGGGACGACCACGCTGACCGTCGATCCGGCGACCGCCGTGGCCATCGGGTCCGGGGCCACCGTGTCGGTCACGGTCCCGGTGGCGGTCGAGGAGGCGCCCCATGTCCCACCGGCCGACCGGCCGGACCTCCCGGACCCGGTCCTGCTGCTGGCCCTCACCGACCAGCGGGAGGAGCCCGAGCGTGGCTGGAACATCCCGCAGCGGGACAGCTTCCGGGTCGAGGGCGACCTCACGCTGTGCAGCGTCCGGCCGGCGGCGCGGCCGGTGCTGCTGGAGTACCAGATCCTGGCCGCGGCCACCGACCGGGAGCAGTCCCTCACCATCCGCGGGGCGGTGCTGGAGCGGGTCGGGGTCGATACCGGCCTTCGGGTCAACGGGACCGTGCTGCCGGTGCGGACCCTGCTGCCACCGCTCTTGACCGAGCGCGACCGCGCCGTCCTGGCCCCGGTGTTCCTCCACGTCGGGACCCGCGTAGAGCTGGGGGCGCGGCGCGAGGTGCCCTGGGTGCGGCACGGCGAGATCCGGACCGCGCCCCTGTCCGCCCCCGACGACCAGGAAGGAATCGTGCTGCGGCTATGACGGCGGAACAGTCGACCTACCTGCTCACCGAGGGCGCCACCCTCGTTCTGCGCGTCGATGAGGGACCGTGGCAGACCGTCGTGTTCGAGGTAGCGAAACTCCAGGGCGCGACCACCGACGCCGGGGAAATCGAAACCACCGGTGAGGACCTCGCCGAGATGATCGGCGCTCTCGATGGGATCACCGGCTCCGTGGACGGCGAGGGCAAGCTGGTCCTCTCCACGGAGGACACCGGTGAGACCGCGGTGCTCGAAGTGGACCCGGTGGCCTCCACCGCGGCCGCCGCCCTCGGGCTCGGCCCCGGCGGCACGGTCACCGCCAGCGGCTACGGCCCCGGCTCGGCCAGCCTCACCAGCGTTCACAGCGAACCGTACGCGCTGCCGCCCGCGGCCTCCATGACCGTCCACGTAGACGGCAAGGCCCGCAAGATCACCTTCGGCGACGAAGGACACCAGCAGTGGACCGCCGAAGACGTCGCCGCGCAGATCAACCGCCGAGTCCGCCGCAAGGTCGCCAGAGCCACCGGCGACGGGCGCGTACGCATCACCTCGCCCACCCAGGGCGTCGGCTCCCGCGTCACCGTTACCGAACCGGCGGCCGACGCGCCCGACGCCTCGGCCGTACTCGGTTTCACCGGCGAGGCCGCGCACACCGAGCCGTACCGCACCGAACCTGCCCGACTCACCTGCCGGCCAGCCGCCGAAACCGCCGTCGTGGAGAACCTCACCTCGGCCCCCATCGAACTGCAGCTACCCACCGGCCGCTACGTGCTGCCGGCCCGCGGACGCCTCGCTCTGGCCCGCCAGATGGCCGCCGACAGTCTGCTCCTTCGCCTCGTCGCGCAAGGAACGGTACGGATGTCGCCAGAAAGGATTTCGTAAGCGATGCCACTCCAGGTAGGCGTCAACGTCACCGAGGTCGACGGGCGGGCCAGTCCCGTGCTGCAGGCCGCGCCCACATCGGTCGCGGCGTTCGTCGGGCGCACCCGCCGGGGCGTGCCGAACCAGGCCGTGCGCGTGACCAGTCTCGACCAGTTCGCCGTACGCTTCGGCGGCCACCACTCCAACGGTTATCTCCCGCAGTCTGTCTCCGGGTTCTTCCTCAACGGCGGCCGCGAGGCATACATCGTCCGCGTCACCGGTGCCGGGAGTCTGCCGGCCCAGGTGATCCTCAATGACCGCCAGGGCACCCCCGCCGCCACCCTGCGCGTGACCGCGGGGTACCGCGGCGCGGCCGACCCGGGCGTGTGGGCGCACGCGCTGCGCATCGACGTACGCGACGACCCCAGGGTCACCACGACCGTCAGCGCGGCCGCGGCCGCCACCGCGACGGCCCTCCAGTTGGCCTCCACCGCCGGCGTCGACGTCGGCACCGTCCTGCGCATCGCCTCCACGACCACGCTGTTCCGCGTTGTCACCGCCGTCGACCCGGCGACCCGCACGGTCACCATCGGTACCGCCACCGGTGAGGCCGTCGCCACGGGCGTCGCCGTGACCAGCGCCGAGTTCCGCCTGGTCATCAGGCAGCAGGACCCCGCGACCGGCGCCTTCAACGTCGCGGAGACCTGGCCGAACCTGTCGATGCAGCCCGGCTCGGCCGACTACGTCCTCGACCGCCTCAACCACCCCGTCACCGGCTCCAGGTACGTCACGGTCGGCGACCTTAGCGCCGCCGGACCCGGCGTGGATCTCCCGGCAATCATTAGCGGGGTCGCGCTCACCGGAGGAGCTGAGACCGCCGCCGCGGCCGGCGACCTCGTTGGCGACACCGCCGCGCACACTGGCCTGCACGCCCTGGACACCGCGGCCGTGCAACTGCTGGCCGTACCCGACGTGCACCTGCTCGCCCCGGCGGGCCGGGCCTTGGCGACCCGAGGCGCGCTCGACTACGCCGCCGCTCGCGGCGACTGCATGTATGTCGGTTCAGCGCCCGACCGCGGCTTCCCGGCCGGGGTGACCCCGAAGTCCGCTTCGGACTACGACGAGACCGTCGCCCACTACACCGAGACCGTCAAGGCGTACTCGGCGCAGTTCCAGGGCTCGAAGGTCTATGGGGCCATGCACGCGCCGTGGATCCTGGTCGCCGACCCCGCGGGGGTGGGCCCCGCGCCGGTCAGGTTCGTACCGCCCGACGGTCACATCATGGGCGTGTACGCGCGAACCGAGCAGGAACGCGGCATCCACAAGGCCCCCGCGGGCGACGCGGCCACCATACGCGGCGCCATGGCGCTGTCGGCCGATTTCAGCGCCGGCGAGCACGACGACCTGGTCCGCAACGGCCGTACCAACGGCATCCTGTCGCCCGGTGGGCGCGGCCCCATCGTGGCTGCCTCGCGGACTTTGTCCACCGACCCCCGCTGGCAGTTCGTGAACATCCGGCTGCTGTTCAACTTCGTGAAGACGACCCTGCGGGACGGGCTGCGCTTCGTACGGCAGGAACCGCACACCGAGGCGCTGCGCAAGATGGTGCGCTTCAACGTGATCACCCCGTTCCTGCTGGGGCTGTGGCGGCAGGGGGCCTTCGGCTCGGATCCGGCCGAGCAGGTGTTCACCGTCAAATGCGACGCCGAGAACAACCCACCGTCCGATGTGGACCTCGGGCTGTTCAAGGTGGAGGTCTATTTCTACCCGGTCCGCCCGGCCGAGACCGTCCACATCATCGTCGGCCAGCAGCCCGGCGGTGGCTCCGCCGTGGAAGCCTAGGAGTGACAGATGGCCATCAACCTCGGTGTCACCGTCGTAGAGGTGGACGGCAGGTCCGCGCCGACGATCACCGCCGTGCCCACCTCCATCGCCGGACTCGTCGTCCGCAGCCAGCGAGGCGCCCTCGACAAGGCCGTCCGGATCCGCGGCTTCGCCGACTTCGTCGCCGTCTTCGGCGGCTACATCCCAGAGGCCTTCGGGGCGTATGCGGTTCGCGGCTTCTTCGACAACGGCGGTTCGGACGCCTACGTCGTCCGCGTCGTCGGCACCGGGGCCCAGCCGGCCTCGGTGAACGTCAACGACCAGGCCGGCACGCCCGTGCCCACCCTGCGGCTGCGCGCCGGGGCCAAGGGCACCGCCGACCCCGGCGCGTGGGGCAACGACCTCAGCATCGCCATCGAATCCCACTCGCTGGGCCAGGCCACCGTCCCCGCGCAGGCCGTCGGCGCCAACGCCGAACCCTTCGCGCTCACCGACGGAGCCACCGCGACCTTCACCGTCACCGCCCGCGCCGCCGACCAGGTCGCCACCGTGACCTTCCACACCGCCGACTTCGCCACCATCGGCGCGGCCTCGGCGCAGGAAGTGGCCGCGGTCATCAACCGCCAGACCACCGCCGTACGCGCCGCCGTCACCCCCGGCGGGAACGTCGCCGTCGCCGCGGTCTCCACCGACCCGCGCGTGTGGTCCCGGCTGGCCATCACGGCCCCGGCGAGCCTGGGATTCACCGGCGCCAACGCCAACAGCGACAATGGCCTGCCTTCTGGGAGCACCGTCGCGGCGCTGTCCTCGGCCAGCGGCTTCCGCACCGGCTCGGCCGCGCGCTTCGCCGTGCGCGGCCACGTCATCGCCACCGCGGCGGTCGCCGCCACCATCGCCGACGGCTCCGGGATCGTGGTGACCCCCAACGGCGGCACCGGCGAGACGATCGTGTTCCGCAACTCCGACTTCGCCAACCCTGCCGCCGTCACCGTCACCGAGGTCGCCGCCGCCATCAACCGGCAGGCCATCGCCTTCAGCGCCGAGATCACCCACAACAATCGCCTGGCGCTGCTGTCCAACACCGACGGCCCCGGCTCCACGATTGCCGTGGCCGCCCCCGCCAGCGGCGGCGACGCCAGAACCGCGCTCGGCCTGACCGGGGCCACTCCGGTGGCGGGATCCCATACCTTCCGGGCACTGACCGCCGCCTCGGAGACCTACCGGCTCATCGCCTGGGGCGCCACCCCGTCCTTCCCCGCCACCCCGGCGGCCGCCGCCCGGTTCTCCACCGTCGAATTCGACCTGGTCGTCCGCCGCGGCGGCGCCGAGGTGGAACGCTTCGGGCCGGTCAGCATGGTCGACACCCACGATTCCTACGTCGAAGCCGTCGTTAACGATCCGCAGCGGGGCTCCTCGTACCTGGTCGTCACCGACCTCGACAGCGCCTCCGGCGTTGGCCTCGACGCCCCCGCACCGGGAATCTATACCCTCACCGGAGGCAACGACGGAGGTGATCCCGCCGACACCACCTACCTCGGCGACCCCTCGCAGCGTACCGGGCTCGAAGCCTTCAACGGCGTGTCCATCCAGCTGCTGTCGGTCCCCGAGACCACCTCGGTCGGCGTGGCGGCCGGAGCCATCGCCTACTGCGAACGCCGCGGCGACGCGATGTTCGTCGGGACCGTCCCGTACGGCTTCGACCAGGAAGGCGCCAAGGCCTACGCCGCGGCCCTGCGCGGCCGCAAGGTCTTCGGCGCCCTGTACGGGCCCTGGATCCAGGTCGTCAACCCCGACCCGACCAGTGCCGCCGCCCAGCCCCTGGTGTGGATCCCGCCGGTCGGGCAGGTCCTCGGCACCTACGCCCGCATCGCCGACGCCCGCGGCGTCTGGAAAGCCCCCGCCGGCGACGAGGCCCGCCTGGTCGACGCCCTCGGCGTCGAATATGACATGACCGACGCCGACCACACCGACCTGGTCAGGAACGGCGGCGTCAACGGCATCCGGGCACTGCCCGGCGCCGGCATCGTTATCGATGCCTCCCGGACCCTGTCCACAGACACCCGCTGGTTGTTTGTCAACGTCCGCAGGCTCTTCAACTTCATCAAGAGCTCCCTGCGCGATGGGTTGACCTGGGTGGTGCAGGAACCCCACGACGAGGTCCTGCGCAAGATGGTCCGCTTCAACGTCGTCACCCCGTTCCTGCTGGGGCTGTGGCGGCAGGGGGCCTTCGGCTCGGATCCGGCCGAGCAGGTGTTCACCGTCAAATGCGACGCCGAGAACAACCCACCGCAGGACGTCGCCAACGGCCTGTTCACCCTTGAGGTCTATTTCTACCCCGCCAAACCGGCCGAGGCGATTCTCATCATCGTCGGCCAGCAGGACAGCGGCGCCTCCGCGGTCGAGGCCTGAGATAGCGAAAGGCAGGACGAACGAAATGGCAGAGCTGACCTTCCAGGAGTCGTACCGTACACACGGTTTCCTCGTGGAGATCGAAGGCACGCAATGCCCCGTCACCAAGGTCACCGGCCTCAACGAGGGCATGACCGAGACCATCGAGCAGCCTGACGGCGGCTTGCCCACGGTGCACAAGATCTCCAGCGGGATCATCAAGTTCGACCCGCTGGTCATCGAGCGAAACATGGACGGCAGCCGCTTCGACGGCTTCTTCAAGGACTGGTTCGCCGAGATGTTCCAGCTCAACGGCAACACCCAGACCTCATCGGTGCGCCGCAACGGGGCCGTCATCAAGCTGGAGAACGGTCAGGAGGTCCTTCGCTTTGCGTTCTACGGCGCGTGGGTGAAGTCCTCGAAGTTCTCCGACCTGGAAGCCGGGTCCTCGGGCCTGTTCAAGCAGACCCTCGAGCTCGAGCACGAGGGCCTGGAGCGTGTCTCATGACCATGACCGAGGTCGAGGCCAGGCCCCGCCGGCCGCGCGAGTACGAAGTGCGGCTGCCCGTCGGATATCTCGACGCCGATGGTCGGCTGCACCGCATCGCGAGGCTGCGCAAGATGACCGGCCACGAAGAAGCCCTGCTGGCCGACCGCAAGCTACGCGCCAACGGCGGCAAGCTCGTCACCGAGATCCTCAACGGCTGCCTGCGCGGCGTCGGCGACATCACCCAGGTCAACCGGCAGCTCATCGGCGAGCTGACCAGTCCGGACCGCAACTTCCTGCTGCTGGAGCTGCGCAAGCTCACCTTCGGCACCGAGCTGGAGGCGAGCTACACGTGCCCGTCCTGCCGGGAGACGACCGTCGCGCTTGAAGACTTGGACACGTTTCCGGTGCGGATGAGCGACGGGGCCGGGATGCCCGAGATCGTCGTGCAGCTCGAAGACGGGTTCGAGGACCGCAACCAGGACGCCTGGTACGACGTGCTGCGCTTCCGGCTCCCCGTCGGCGCCGACGAGGAGCGTGTCGCGCTGGTCGCCAAGGAGAACGCGGCCAAGGGCACCAACGCGCTGCTGGCGCGCTGCCTGGTCAGCGTCAGCGGCGACGGTGAGGAGATGCCCGACAACCGCCGTGAGGCCCTGGGCACCCAGATCCTGTCGGACCTGACCATGGGCGACCGGGCGCGAATCGAGAAGGCGTTCCGGGAGGAGATGCCGGGGCTGGACCTCAGCCGCGAGCTCGACTGCGGCTCCTGCGGCCGGCCGATGCGGACCTCGCTGGACCTGACCAGTTTTTTTACCCCGAGCTGACCGAGGCCGACCAGCTCCGTCAGGAGGTCTTCGCGCTCGGTTACCACCTGCACTGGAGCTATTCCGAGGCGATGGGACTGGAGATCGACGAGCGGCATGCGTACATACGGCTCCTCGCCGACGTGCTCGCCGAGCAGAGGGCCGAGATGGAGCGTGCCCGGGCACAGTCCAGGCACTAGGGCGTCCGGCGCTGGACGAAGGGAGGTGAATCACCGTGGAGGGAGTGCTGCCAATGTCGCTGTCGCTCGCCGATGACAGCGCACGGATCATCGGCGCGTACGTACGCAGCGGGCTCATCGACGTTGTGCGGCCCCCTCTAGACCAGATCGAGGGTCACCTGCTGGAACTGCGCGACGGACTGCGGATGCTCAGCATCGACGTGGTCGACGTATTCAACGACGTCACCGACAGACGCCTCAAGGTCCAGGTGATGAACGAAGACCTCCTGGAGCATATCGAGGCCACCCGCTGGGCCGTGGCGTACTTCAGTTACAACAAGTTCCTCGAACTGCTCGACCATATCAGCTATATGCGCTGGCTGGACGGGCGCTCGCACCTGCACCTGCACCAGATTATCGAGGGACTGACCCGCATCGAAGGCCTCGTGGCGGCCTTCGCCACCGAGGCGAGCGGCATGGGCTCGATGATCATCGGCCTGCTGCAGGCGATCCTGGATAGACTCAACCAGGGCATCGGGCTCACCGGCACGATCCAGATCATCGTTACCGGGGCCGACCCGCTCAAGGATCTGGACCTGTGGAAGCTCCTGGGTCTGCTGGGGCTGCTCGTCCTGGGCCTGGCGATCATCGTGGCGTTCCTGTTCGGTGTTGGCCGCGCGCTGGCGACGTTCACGGCCGGGGCGATCAAGGCTGCGGCGGCCGTGGTGCTACTGGCCGTCGGGCTGATCCCTCTGATGACCACGTTGTCAAAGTTCAAGCTCGGTGAGATGGCCATGATCGCCGCCGGGTTCCTGGTGATCGCGTTGTTCGTGGCCGGCCTTGGCAAGGCGTTCCAGCAGTTCAAAACGGACCTGGAAAAGGTCATCCCACAGCTCAACACGTTCTTCGACTCGATCGCGAAGCTGATGACCACGTTGTCGAAGTTCAAGCCTAGCGAGATGCTCACGATCGCCGCCGGGTTCCTGGTGATCGCGTTGTTCGTGGCCGGCCTTGGCAAGGCGTTCCAGCAGTTCAAAACGGACCTGGAAAAGGTCATCCCACAGCTCAACACGTTCTTCGACTCCATCACCAACTTGATGAAGGCTCTCGCGAAGTTCAAGCCCGGCGAGATGGTGACTATCGCCGTCGGGTTCCTGGCCATCGCCGGGTTCGTCTGGCTCCTCGGAAAAGCGCTGGATACCTTGAGCAAGCAGGCGATCTCTGCGATCGGACCGCTCGCGCAGTTCTTTACCGCCATCACCGCGCTGATGGTGGCCATCTCGAAGTTCACCCCCGGCGAGATGTTCCAGATCGCCATCGGCTTCATCCTCATCGCCGGGTTCGTGTGGCTGCTGTCGATGGCCATCAACACCCTCACCCAGCAGTCGATCGCGGCCCTGCCCGGCCTCGCCGCGCTCATCGCGGCCCTGACGACCCTGGCCGGCACCCTCGGCCACATGAGCGTCGGCGAGATGGTCACCATGGCGATCGGCCTGATCCTCATCGCCGCGTTCGTCTGGGCCATCGCCGCCGCGCTCGTCTACGCGGCCGGGCCCCTGGCGACGCTCGCGAAACTGTTCGAGAGCTTCGGGTCGGTCCTTTCGACCGTCTCCGACATCGCCGGCGGACTGTGGGACGTCCTGTCGGATATCGGCAGCGGCATCGGGGACATCGCCAGTGGCATCGGGGACTTCTTCAGCGGGGCCGGCGAAAGCCTCTTCGGCTCCATCGACATCAACACCCTCACTGGCAGCGCCGGAGGAGGCGGGGCGGTAGCCGCCGTCGCCCCACTGCCGTCGCCCGCCCTGGCCGCCGTCGGCGCACCCGCCGGAATCGGTGCCCTCGGCCCCGGGGGGGCGCTCGCCGCCGCGCCGGTGGGTGGGCCGACCACCGTCGACCAGACCGTCAACGCCGGAGGCATCAACGTCTCCATCACCGCCGACCGACTGGAGGCCGACTCGGCCCAACTGCTCACCGACGACATCGTGGCCCAGCTCCAGGCGCGCCTCGGCGCGCTGCGGTCCACCCAGGACTTCCAGGCCGGCGCACGCCCGGCCGTCGCGTGAGAGGGGAACCAGATGGCCAACCTCCAGCAGCGCAACCCGGTTCGCGGTTTCCTCGTCAGCGTCGGACTCGACCCGGAGATCCTGGTGCAGTTCCAGTACAACCCGGACAAGGTCACCGACAAGCACCAGGTCAGCTACGCCACCCTCAACGCCCCGGGCATGCTCATGCCGGTCCGCCAGTACAGCGCCGGCGGCGAGCGCACTCTCTCGTTCACCGTCATCGTCGACGGCCTGTTCAAAGGCCCTGCCGACGACGAGATCGACATCGCCCGCGACGAGCGCGGCGGAATCGCGCCGGAGCTGAACAAGTACCGGGCCTTCGTGTATCCGCAGACCGAGCGCTGGCAGGACGCCAACGGCGCCCCGGACAGCTTCGCCGGTCTGTACGCCGGTTCCGAGACCGTTTTCACCGCACCGCCGGCCTGCCGTTTCGGTTTCGGTGAGCGAGTCGTCGACTGCGTGATCACCGAGATGCAGATCACGGACCAGTTCTACAACCCCGACCTGGACCCGGTCCGCGCCGAGGTCCAGGTGACGTGCGTGGAGCTCACTCCGTACAACGCCGATGCCGCAGGTGGAGGTGCATTCTGATGCCAGTGCGGCAGGGGTCCAGGTTCGCCGGGCTTCCCGTGTTCGAGATCACCGCACCGGACGGCACCCGCCGTCACGTGATCGGCCTGCGACTGACAGCCACCGGGGCCGCCGGTGAGCAGACGCACCGGGTGCGCCAGGGCGAGGAGGTGGACCTGATCGCCCGCCGCCGGCTCGGAGACGAGCAGTTGTGGTGGCGGCTTTTGGACGTCAACCCGTTTCGGTATCCGCTCGATCTGACTCCGGGGGAGCAGTTGCGGCTGCCCGAACCGCGCCGGGCGACCCGTGCCAACCGGGCGAGGAGCTTTTAGATGACCGCGCTAGGACTGCCGGCCCGGGTGCCGTATTTCTGCGTGGTGATCGAGGGCCAGGACATCACGCCGTGGGTGTCGTCGGTGCAGGTCGTCGAGGACGACCGGCTGGCGGACAACATGACGATCACGGTGAACGACCCGCGGATGATATACGCCGACGCGCTCATGGAGGGCTGTACCGCCGAGATCGACCTCGGGTATACCGAGCCCGGCCAGCACGCCCTGCTGCTGCGGGCGCTGATCACCAAGGTCGAGCTGAGCTATCCCGAGAACGGCGTGTCTCAGCTGAAGATCAAGGGCGAGGACAAATCCATCGAGATGGGCCTGGTGGAGAGGAAGAAGAACTGGACGAGAACGACCGTCAAAGGAATCGTCAAAGAGATCGCCGAGCCGTACCACTTCGCCAAGGTGGTCGCCAACCTGAGCCCGGATCCCCGGGTGACGCGCGAGAACCAGGACGGCAAGACGGATCTGGCCTTCTTGCAGGAGCTGGCCAAGAAGTACCAGGCGAAATGCTTCGTAGAACTCAACGAGAACGAGAAAGAGGTCCTGTACTTCATCCCCGACCGGCGGATCCTGCACCTCAACCGGGCCGACAAGCTTGTGCTGCGCTACCGGCAGGGGGTCGGCAGCAACCTGACGACCTTCAGTCCGGCCTTCGACGCCAGCTTCATCGACCGGGTCAAGGAGGTCCACGACATCGACAAGGGCGGCCAGCAGGTGAGCACGCCGCCGCCCCCAGCGGCGGAGGTCTTCATCTGGCAGCTCGCCCCAGACCTGTCCAGCCGGGCCAGCCGCGCCGACCTGGATCGCATCGAGGCGATGTACCAGGTGGGGGTGCGGGCCAGGGAGAAGCTGCAGCAGGAGCTGGCCAAGCCCAAACCCAAGACCGGCGCGGTCGCGGCCAGCCAGCAGCAGCTCGACGACAAGGCCGGCTCGCTGGAGTCCCGCCGGCTGGGGATGTCGGCGACCGGCACGACCGTCGGGTCGATCTGGATGCGCGCCAAATGCAATGTCTCGATCGTCGGGGTGCACGAGCGTTTCGCGGGGGACTGGTATGTCACCAGCGTCACCCACACGATCGACACCTCCGGGTACAAGACCGACTTCAAGGCCGTGCGGTGAGGTGGCGCTATGGCTGACCAGTACTTCGGCAAGTACAGCGCCATCGTCAAGGACAACCGGGACGCCGACAAGCTCGGGATCCTCCAAGTGTCGGTGCCGACGATCTTCCCGCCGGACGAGCTTGTGCCGGCCCGCGCGGCGCTGCCGTACGGGATGTTCTTCGTCCCGGAGAACAACACGCAGATCTGGGTGGAGTTCGAAGGCGGCGACACGGAGTTCCCGATCTGGACCGGAGTGCAGCACACCGCCGGGACCTGGGCGCCCGAAGCGGCGAAGAACCCGCCGACCGTGCGCGCCTTCAAGACCCCGACCGGGCACCTGCTGATCTTCGACGATACCTCCGGCAGCGAGTCGATCGTCCTGACCGATGGGGTTAACGCGCACCAGCTGAAGTTCGACTCCAACGGGATCACCCTGACCGACGGCAAGAACAACCACCTGATCACGCTCGACTCCAGCGGCATCAAGATCACCGACGGCAAGAACCGGCATGAGATCGAGATGACCTCAAGCGCCGTCAACGTCAAGCACGGGGGCGGGGTCGCCAAGGTGACCTTGGAGGCCGCCGCGGTCAAGGCCGAGGCCGGGGCGTCCACAGTGGAGCTCGACGCGACGATGGTCAAGGTCGACGGCCCGATCGTGAAGCTCGGGGCCGGCGCCGCACCGGTGCTGCACCTGGGCGACCAGGGCATCGGGAACCTCGGCGCTCCCGTACCGATCACCATTACTACCCAGACCAAAGTGATGGCGTGAGGGGCGGTCATGAGCCTGGGACCGGACAAGACGACCTGCGCCACCGAGCTTCGCGAGGCGATGCGGACGCAGCTGGACACCCTCGACCCGCCCGCCGGCGCCAATGTGGACGACCCGAAGGTGCGCCCCAACTTCGACGCCCTTGGCGACGGCGTCTACAAGATCCTCACCGCCGACGCCGAGACGATTACCGCCGCGGCCCAGGACTCGCAGTTCTGGACCTTCCTGGGCAACCTCCGCACCGAAGTCGAACAGCTGCGCGCCTTCGACGCCGGCCTCAAGACCGCCTTTGCCGCCTGGGATCCCAGCGTCCCCGCCAGCGGCACCACCCTCAAGAACGCGATCGCGGCCCTCGTCGTCCCCGGCTCCACCCCGGCCACCCCCGTCAGCCTGAAAGGCAAGCTCCAATGACCACGCTCCGGGGGATGTCCATACCGTTCCGCGTCGACGGTGGCCGCATCACGCAGAGCGCCGGTGCCGACAAGGTCGCCGACGACATGCGGCACCTGCTGTCCACCCGCCTCGGTGAACGGGTGCTGCGCCGCACGTACGGCGGCGGCGTCCAGCACCGGCTCCAGCAGCCCAACGACCACACCCTGCGGACCCTCATCCGCCACGAGATCGAGCAGGCGCTGCGCAGCCACCTGCCGCTGGCCCGGCTGACCAGCCCGATCCGGCTGACCCACAACGAATCCGAGCTCACCGTCACCTTCGACTACGCCATCGACTCCCGCGAGCTTGCGCAGCGCGTGGCGCTCACCCTGCCGAGTCCGTCATGAGCAAGGTACGCGGGCTTCCCATCGACTACACCAATCTCGGGTACGAGGCCCTGCGCGAGTCGATGCTCGCCATCGCCCGCCAGACCCTGCCCGAATGGACCGACCACACCGAGAACGACCTCGGCGTCCTGCTCATCGAGCTGTTCGCGTACGCCAGCGACATCACCCTGTACTACCAGTCCCGGATCGCCTCGCAGCTGTTCCCGGCCACCAGCGACGAACCTGAGCCCCTCGTCCAGCTGCTGCGGTTGCTCGGCTACGAACTGCGCCCAGCAGCGCCGGCGACGGTGGAACTGGCCGTGGCCGTCGACGCCGCACAGGTGCTGCCGTTGACGATCCCCGCCGGGACGGTGTTCCTGGCCCAGACCGGCGCCGACGAACGCGTCCAGTTCGAATCGGTAAGCGACGTCACCCTCACCAGCGCCGTCCTCGGACCCACCATCGAGGAGAACCTGCGCTGGCACCTGCCCGTCAGCGCCGTCGAAGGCAGCACCGTCACCGCTGAGCTCCTCGGCATCTCCGACGGCAGCGCCAACCAGATGTACTCCCTCGGCGAAGGCCCCGTCATCGCCGGGTCGATCACCGTCACCGTCACCGGTCCCGGCGGATCGACCCGCTGGCACGAAGTGCGCACCCTGGCCACCGCCGGCCCCGTCCAGCGCTGCTTCATAGTCCAGCGCGGCGCCGACGGCACCGTCACACTCCTGTTCGGCGACGGCGTCAACGGTGCGATCCCGCCCAAGGGCAGTGGCCTGGACCAGGTCGAGGTGCACGCCACCTACCGCGTCGGCGGCGGACCCCAGGGCAACGTCCCGCCTGGAACGGCCTTCACCTCCTCCATCAGCGCCCTGCGGAAGATCACCGCACCGGCCGGCGGCACCGGGGGAGCGGTCGCCGAGAGCATCGAAGGCGCCCGCGAGCTCGCCCCGCGCCTGTACCGCGCGCAGGACCGGGCCGTCACCGCCGACGACTACGTCGAGCTGGCCCTGCGCACCCCCGGCGTCGGCAAAGCCCGCGCGGTCGCCCTCAACTGGAACGACGTCCTGCTGTACGTGGCGCCCAGCGGCCGCGTCGAGCAGCCCTCGGAACTGCTGCGCCGCGACCTCCTGGCCGCCTTCGAGTCGTCCCGGATGGCCACCAGCGTCCTGCGCGTCCTGGGACCCGAACCCGCCGACGTCTACCTCAAGGCCACCGTGCGCGCCGAACCGTACTACCTCCAGGAGGACGTGCACGCGGCCGTCACCGCGACCGCCGCCGGGCTGATCGCCTTCGACACCGTCGACTTCGGCCAGCCGATCTACCTCAGCCGCCTGTACGACGCCCTCCAGAGCCTGCCGCAGGTCGCCTCGCTGACCGTCACCCAGTTCAGCCGCACTGCCTCCGGCGGCGTGGACGCCGACGGCGTCATCGAGCTCGAGCCCTTCGAGCTGGCTAGGGCCGGCTACCCCGAGACGATCCAGCTGGTCATCGAAGGGGGCGTCACGCGGTGAGCCCGATCACCACCGCTACCCGGGCCCCCACGCGGGCCAGGGCGGTACCGAGCCTGCTCGGCCGCGGCGTAGAACTGAACTGGACAAATCCGCCGGTCTCGGCCTTCGACGGCGGCTTCCTCGTCGGCACCCGCGTGGTCCGCCGCGAACGCACATTCCCGATGGACCCCGACGACGGCGACCTCGTGTACGACGAGTCCGGCCCGGTCGTCCACGAGCTCACCGACACCAGCCTGACCCCGCTGACCCGGTACTACTACACGATCTTCGCCTACGACGGCGCCGACTACCACGCCGGCGAGGGCTCTCGCGCCAGCGCGCTGGCCACCGACGACTATGGCCTCGCCGAACGCCTCTACCGGCTGCTCCCCGCCATGCACCAGCGCGAGGACCGCCCACTGCGGCCGGACGAGGTGCGCGCCCTCGACCCGGCCGTCCAGGAACGGCTGCGGGTCCTGCCCCCGGAACTGCGCGGCGCCGGGCAACTGCGCCGGTACATGGCCGCCGCAACCGCGCCCCTGGCCTTGATGCGCAGCACCGCCGAGGGCCTGCGGCAGCTGCGCGACATCGACCGGGTGCCGCCGGAGTACCTGCCGCTGATGGCCGCCTTCCTCGACTGGCGCACCGACCGCACACTCCCGGTGTACCGCCAGCGCAACGAGATCCGGGCCGCCCCCACCCTCTACCGCGGCGTCGGCACCGTCCCGAGCCTGCGGTCCATAGTCACCAGGTACACCGGCTGGCAGGTCAAGGTCGCCGAGTACGCCCAGCACATCACCCGCTCCCACCACGCCCCCCAGCAGAACCTGTTCGCGCTGCGCGAGACCGCAGCCGGCTGGCTCGCCGCGCACGACGCCGCCGACCTGCTCGGCTTCGCCCCGCCCAACATTGGAGCCGGCCTGCCCACCATCACCGGCACCATCGCCGGGCCCTTCACCCTGAGCCCCGGCATGGAGCTCACCGTCAGCACCGACGGGGCCGGACCGGTCACCGCGCGCTTTGCCGCCACCGACGCAGTCAACCTCGCCGCGGCCACTACCGCCGAGGTCGCCGCCGCCCTCAACCGTCAGTTCCAGGACCTCACCGCCACCGCACTGCCGAACGGACGCCTGAAACTCGACGCGCACGCCGGCACCCTCCGCGTCGAAGCCGCCGAGACCAGCCTCGTCACCCTCGACGGGGCACCGCGCGGCCGACTCACCGTTGTACCCGACGGGACGTCCTCATTCCGCGTGTTCCACGCGGTGTCGGACCCCCTCGGCCCGGTCGACGACCGCGCCGCCCGCCGCGCCGTGTCCGGGCACGCCTTCCCACGGCCCCCAGTGCCGGGCGAGCTCGGCGTACCCGTCAACGACTTCACCACCTCGCCGTACCTGCCCGCTGCGCCCGTCGGGCACATCCAGGTCAAGCCCTACCGCGGCGGGCAGTGGGGGGACTCGGTCGCGCTGTTCACCGGCGGCGAACCGGCCGCCGCCGCGCTACCGGCGGCCGCGGGGCAGCCCGGCCGGATCGTGCTGACCTGGGTGGAACGGCCCGGGACCCCGGACGCGCAGATCCGGTACGCCATCGGCACCGCCAACCAGCCCACCCCGGCCGTCCTCACCGGCGACCGCGGCACCCCGTTTGCCATCCCGCACGGCTCCTTCCTGATGCTGCGCGACGCCGCGGGCCGGGCCTTCGCCGCCCAGTTCGCCGCCACCGACTTCACCGATCCGAACGCCCCGAGCATCACCGACGTCGTCGCCGTGATCAACGCCCGGCTGTCCGGGATCGCCACCGCCGCACCCGCTCCCGGCGGCGCCCTGCGGCTGACCTCGCTCGGCACGGGAGGCGACGCCCGCCTGACGGTGGACCTGGTTGCTTCCACGGCCGCCGCCGCCCTCGGTTTCGGCACGGGCAACAGCACGGCCTCCGGCGACTGGGGCGACCGGATCGACTGGGGTCCTGTGCAGACCCTGACCGCCGTGAGCCCCGGCCGCATCGCCGACCTGGCCGCCACCGCCGACGGCGCCGCCGCCCAGCTCGCCTACGCCCGCCACGACGGGCAGGCCTGGCAGGTCCGCACCATCCGCTTCGACGGCAGTGCCTGGTCGGGCGACGAAGCCCTCACCAGCGGGCCTCTCTCCAGCCGCGAACCGAGTCTCGGCGGCGACCCCGACGGCCGGATCTGGGCCGTGTGGGCCAGGCAGGGCTCGGTCGGCGGCGCCGCCTGGTCCCTGCGGCAGCGCAACCGGCCCGCCGGTGGCGCCTGGAACGCCGAGGCTGCGCTGACTGCCGTACCCGCCGCTACCACTGCCGGGGACCGCGAACCGGGACTGACCGTACGGCCCGGCCAGACGCCCCGCGTGTTCTTCCGCTCCGATCGCGCCGGCGGCGCCGACCTGTGGTCCATCCCGATCGGCGGGACCGCCGCCGAGGTCACCGCCGGGGCCGCCGGCGACACCTGGCCGGCCCCCGTCACCGTCGGCGGCGTCCAATTGCTCCTGCACCGCAGCGACCGCTCCGTCGGCCACGGCGGCGTCGGCTCCGGCCCCTTCCAGGACGCCGGAACCCTCCGCCGCTACGCCGGATCGACGACCGTCGCCCTCTCCGACATCGACCGGTTGCGGCGCCTGCGCGCCTGGGACGACCTCGTCTCGTACATACCGCACCGGCCGGCGGGGGAGACCACCGCCGATCCTCTCCGCGACGACGAGGTCTACACCCGGGGCACCGTCGGCCTCTACCTCACGCAGGCCGCCTCCGGCCTCCTTGACGAGAGCATGGCCGCACGCCTCCGGGCGGTCCTGCGCCGCTTTGTCCCCCTCAACGTCCGCGTCGTCGTCTGGCTCGCTCCCCGAGCCGATCTCGAGTACGTGTACACCGCAGCGGCCGACCTGATCGATACCTACGCCGACAAGCACCCCGACATCGACCACCTCGTCGCTCCTGGCGACACCGCCGCCGTGCTGCTGCCCGGCTGGGGAGCGATCGGCAGCGCCCTGCTGTCCACGCCGCCGCCGGCTGCCCCCGAGGCCACCGGCGTCACCGCAGATCCTGCCGACCTGACCAGCCTGCGCTGGCGCACCCACCACCCACCGCTGCAGTGACCGAGGAGAAGGAGCATGAACCTCACAGACCAGCGCGAGCACGCCACGGAAGGCCTCTATGGCCAGTTCCTCGACATCCTCTACGACGCCGACGGCCGCCGCGTGTGGGACCGCGGCTGGGTGCGCAACGCGATCGTCGACGACTGCCGCCGCCTGCTGGCCGGTTTCGTCCGCGGCACGCCCACCGTCTCCGAGGCGGTCATCGGCCTGGCCGTCGGGGCCGGGCTGCCCGCCTGGGACTCCAGCGGCCCGCCACAGCCGTCGCCTACCCAGGCGGCACTGGTCGACGCACACCCGCAGGTGGTGCCGCGCGCGCAGCTCCAGATGGAGTTCATCGACCCCGCCAACGGCACGATCTCGGCGCAGCCGACTGGGACCCTCCAGCTCAAGGCGACTCTCGGGCCGGGCGTGCCCGCCTGGCCGGACGCCTTCCACGCCACCAGCACCCTCCGCGAGTTCGGCCTGATGGCCCGGCTCGACGGCACCGACATCCTCGTCAACTACCGCACCCACCCCGCCATCGCCAAGGACCGCGCCAGCACCCTCGAACGCACCATCTGGCTGGTCTTCTGACCGTCTGGTGCGCTGACCGCAAGGAGCCGACTCATGGCCACCATCACGCCGAGCACCTTCAATCCGCTGCTCGCGCATGTCAACGTCCGGCTCCAGCAGGGTGTGCCCATGGTGGACGCGGACTGGAACACGCTGGACGACATCCGCAAGTTCGAGCTACGCGCCTTCTTGAAGTGGTACGTCGGGGACGGTATGCCCGACGGGAACGACGGCTTCAAGATCACCGGCGGGCTGTCCAACGATTTCACCATCCGGGCCGGAGTGCAGGGCCCGCCGGGGAGCCTGCCCAATCAGGAGACTGCACTCCGTCAGGTCGGACGGTACATTGTGGACGGTCTGGACGTCATACTGCGGACGGACCTGGCCTTTACCGCGCAACTGCTGCACCAGAACCAGCCGGGTTCGGCGGCCCTGGGAGCCAAGCTCGGGGTGCCGGTCATCGCGCCGCTGACCACTCCGACGTCCGACCATCGGGTCATAGTGGAGCTCGACGTATGGGAACGATTGCTCACCCCCGACGAGGAACCCGCCCTTGTGCACCCCGGTCTGGGAGTGGAGACCTGTGCCCGTATCCGCCGCGAATGGGTCGTCCGCGCCTACCCGGAGTCCTCGCCCGGCCCGCACCTGGCCGACCACTCATACGCGACCCTGGCACTGATCAACCGGTTCACCGGGCAGGCGACCATGGTGGATGGCCAGATCGTCGACCGCCGCCAGCGGCGGCTCCTGCTGCCCCCGGCGAGCCTGATCACTGACATGCTGGGCATCAACCCGCTCGACTACCGCGCCGGGGTGGGACGTCCCCCGATCAGCGTCCGCGACGCCGTCAACGCCCTGCTCGCCGGGCAGCTGCCCACCACACCGGACTTGCCGGTCTCCCCCGGTCCCGGCTCGGACACCATCCGCCGCGCCTTCGTCTTGGACTCCCTCAACGGGCTCGCCGCGTTCTGGGTCTCCCCGCGCGTGGGCAGCGTCAACCAGGTCTTCGGCACCCGCATCGACCTGGCCGCACCCGAGGCGGGATTCCAGCCCGAGGTGGCCGTCACCAGCGGCACCGCTCACGTCGAACCGACCGCGGTGCCCCTGCCCAACGGCGAGTTCCTCGTGGCCTACCAGAACGGCCTGTTGTCGAACGCCACCACCGACGTGGTGTTCAAACGCGCCACCCTCGCCGGGCTGCCCGCCGCTGCGGAGCAGACCCTCTCGGCGACCACGGGCACGGCCGACGAGACGCCTTTCGGGGTGCTCGCCGGCGACATCGTCACCTTCTTCATCCGGCAGGCGGCCACGAACACCTGGTTCTTCCGCCGGTACCGGCACACGGACAGCACGTTCGTGGACGCCACTCCGGTGGCGCTGCCTGCCCCGGCCGCGACCGGTGTCGCGGGTGGTCTGCACGCCTCGATAGCGGGGGGAGTCGTGTGGTTCGCGTACGTCACCACCGCCGGCAACACCATGACCCTGGGGCGGCTGACGCCCACTGCCGCGGCCGCCTCGGCCGTGGACCACGTCATCGCCAGCCCGCTGACCGGCACCGATCCCTTCGTGGTCGGCGTCAGCGGCACCGAGGCGATGGTGTCCTACAAGGACACGCAGATCAAGGTCGTCAGCGCGGCCAGCGGGACCTGGCAGACCGGCTCGATCGTCACCATCCCCGCCAGCGACGCCGACATCCAGCCCGCGGCGGCCCAGGACGCCAACGGCACCATCTACCTGCTGGTCACCCGCCCCGTAGCGGGCGCCGGCAACGAGGTCTTCCTGCGCCGACGCGATCCGGCCACAGGGGTCTGGGGGTCGGCGCAGCAGGTGATCTCGAACCCCTCGAACGACCAGAACCCGCACCCGATCCTCGTGCCGGGCCAGGGGATCTGGGTCCTGTGGCGCAGCGATCGCCCGGGTGCCGGAAACTTCGACCTCTACGCCAAACGCATCGTCACCGCCATCTAG